ATATGGTCTTTCAAGATGGTATTGATAAACTTGGTGCAAAGGTAGTCATCGTTGAGAATGCTCCTGCATTGTTTACAAATAAAGGACGTCCTGTAGCGAATCGACTGTACGAAATTTGCGCTGAGAGGGGTTATTCTTTGTCCCTATATAAAACATCGACGAGATTCCACGGAGTTCCACAGGGACGCGACAGGACTTTCGCGATTGGTTGGAAGTCAGAGTCCGCTCCTGTAATGAATTGGTATAACAAAGATAGAAAAGATTTCAAAGAATACCTTCAAGAGATTCCTGTTGACGCTTTACATCAAGACTTGATTATTAATAAACATGTACCTAACGAACCATATTACAATTTCATCAAGACAAAAACGAATCGTGAAGTTAGAGAGTTAATGGTTGAAGAGAATGTTAAGACAACTCTGAATTACGTTTGTAAGAAAGGTTGGATGAAAGAAGCTAACGAATGGTTCCATAAGACAGGCAACGAAAAAGGTATTAAATACTCTGATCATGCAATGATGAAGTTTGCTGATAACAAAGGTGTATGGGATGGTTCAGTACATGTCTTTGGTGAATATATGAATGCAGTAATTGGTCGTAACATGGTTGATACAATGCATCCGACTGAAGAACGATCATTGACGATTCGAGAAGCTTTACACATGATGGGCTTTCCTTCTAACTTTGAGTTATTACATGGTTTGAAGAAAATGAATCATATCGCTCAAAACGTACCTGTACCAACATCTGCTGATCTCCATAGTGAAATTGCTAAGTTCCTTACAGGCGAACTCGATATGTCAGAGTCAACCTATCTTCGACAGAATAACCACAAGCAATTAATAGAACATGACAAGAATGGAGTAGATACAACTCCAAACTTAGCTGAATTCTTTGCATAAAACTATTGACAAGACTAGTAAAGTTTGTTATAATAGTATATTAAATTAAAGGTAAACATATGAGAAACGATTTAATCATCGACTTCGAAACAATGGGACAGGACGTTCATAACTGCGCTGTCATTGATGTATCTGTAATGGTATTTCAGTGGGACAAGTTTACATCTGATAATCCCTATAACTTAAGCGATGTATTCAAAGCAAAGAAATTTAAATTGAATGTGGCTGAACAAGTAAAGAATTATAATTGGGTAGTTGATAGAGGTACTCTCGACTTTTGGTCTAAACAGGATTCAGAAGTAAGAAAGAATATTGCTCCTAAAAGTTCAGACCTATCGGTTGAAGACTTTGTGAAACAGTTTACCGACTTTTTGATTGATTCTCCAAAGATTAACTATTGGTGGTCAAGATCTAATTCCTTTGATCCTGTTATTCTTGAAAGACTCTTTAAGTCTCAAGGTAAAGTAGGTCATCTACAATCACACCTTAAGCATTGGTCTGTTAGAGATACAAGAACCTTTATTGATGCAAAGTTTGATTTTGGTTTAAAGAAGAACGGATTCCCTCCTTGTGCAAACGAAGATAAGTGGGATTCAGTATTTAAAGCACATGATTCTGCATGGGACATATTGGCTGATGTATTAAGATTACAGTCAATCACCAGAGCAGAAAATGATATGGAGCAAATTACAGTATGAAGCTAGAAGTAAAGACAGAAGAACTACAAAAACAAAGACTCTTTATTGGTACACCTATGTATGGTGGTCAATGTACAGGTATCTATACTAAGTCGACTAACGATTTAAGTATGCTATGTAGTTCTCACAAAATTCCAATGAAGTACTACTTTCTATTCAATGAAAGTCTAATTCAACGAGCAAGGAACTATATCGTAGATGAATTCCTTCGTTCTGATTGTACTCATTTATTGTTTATTGACGCTGACATTGGATTTGATCCACGTGACGCGTTAGCATTACTTGCGTTACAAGTTTCAGATCCAGAAAAATACGATGTTGTATGTGGTCCATATCCTAAGAAGACAATTGCTTGGGAAAAGGTATCTGCAGCTGCTCAACATGGAGTAGGTAAAGAGAATCCATTTGACTTAGAAAAATTTACATCAGATTTTGTTTTTAATCCAGTTGGAGATATAAAACAATTTAAACTCGCAGAACCTGTTGAAGTTGCCGAAGGCGGTACTGGGTTTATGCTAATTACAAGAGAGGCATTAGAAAAATATCGAGATGCTTATCCTGAATTGGCATATAGACCAGATCACGTTAGGACAGAACAATTTGACGGTACTCGCGATATCCACGCTTTCTTTGATTGTGTCATTGACCCAGAATCTAGAAGGTACTTATCCGAAGACTACTTCTTCTGTAGAATGGCTCGTAAAGCTGGTCTATCAGTATGGATGTGTCCTTGGATGAAAATCAACCATGTTGGTTCTTATATCTTTAAGGGTGACATGGGATCTCTTGGTCAATTAGGCGTTACGGCAACTGCAGATGATACATCTAACAGAAAGTCTTATAATCCTATTGACAAATCTAAATAAACCTGTTATAATATACAACAATACAAACTAATGGAGAAACCTATATAATGAAATTTTCTAACGAAACCTTGACGGTCTTAAAAAGCTTTACTGCTATCAACAAGTCAATCTTGTTGTCTGCTGGTAATGTACTAAAGACTATCACTCCAGAGAAAACATTGATCGCAATCGCGAATATAGATCAAGAATTGCCTGCTGATGCATGTATTTACGATTTATCGCGTTTTCTATCAATTTTATCTCTATATAACGATCCCGACGTAGAGTTTAATGATAAATACTTTATTATCTCGGAAGGAAAAAGACGTACCAAGTATGTCTTTGCAGATCTATCAATGATTCACACTCCACCAGAAAAGGAAATTAATATTCCTACGGCTGATGTTGTTGTGGATGTAACGGCAGATACACTATCTTCAGTATTGAAGGCAGCAGGGGTATTACAATTTTCAGAGATCGCGTTTGTAGGCGAAGGCGGCAAATGCTATCTGAAAGCAATCGACAGTGCTAACGACAACGCAGATGACTTTGGCGTTGAAATTGGAGAAACTGCCGATGAGTTCAGGATTATCATTAAAACTGATAACTTGAAACTAATGCCAATAGATTATGAGGTTACGCTTTGTTCAAAAGGTATCTCACAATTTAAAGGCGAAGGCGTCACGTATTACGTGGCAATTGATTCAAAGTCGACTTATAATAAAAGGTAATGAATATGAATGATGCAATGCAACAAGGCCAACAAGGCCAACAGCAAGAGCAAGAAGCTGTAATTACTCTAGGAGATATCTCTACGATTCTACAGATCATTGACGTGGTCAGTACTCGTGGTGGATTCCAAGGGCAAGAACTAGCTGGTATCGGTATGCTAAGAAATAAACTCGAAGCATTCCTAAGACAGAAAGGTCCTAAGCAAGACGAAAGTGTTGGTGAACAGGACGCAGGTGTTGATACCGGTGCTGAAGGCGAATTGGCTGGTAAGCTTGTAGGTTAAACTACAGCTCATTTCTCGAGAAGTGGGGAAACTGTAACAGGGGACCCCGCGTTTTGACTCGAATTTTTTTATATTATGTATATGGTGAATTATGATTGATGCAAAATCAAACGAAGTCTTATGGGTTGAGAAGTACCGTCCACAAATCGTTGATGATACTATTCTACCAAGCAAGACAAAAGAATCCTTCCGCAAGTTCGTATCAGACGGAAGTGTTCCAAATCTATTATTAACTGGTGGTCCAGGCGTAGGTAAAACTACAATTGCGAAAGCCATGTTAGAAGAACTAGGTTGCGATTATATCGTAAAGAATGGTTCTCTTAATGTTAATATTGATACCCTCCGATACGACATCTCTACTTTCGCTTCCGCTGTTTCTCTCACAGGAACAGGACGTAAGTATGTTATCTTTGACGAAGCAGATTATTTGAATGCCGCAAACGTTCAGCCTGCTCTTCGTAACTTTATTGAAGAATACAGTTCAAACTGTGGCTTTATCTTTACTTGTAATTTCAAGAATCGTATTATTAGTCCATTACGTTCAAGGTTATCTGAAATAGACTTTTCTATTGATACCGCTGACCGTCCACAAATGGCAATGGAATTTTTTAAACGTGTCAAGGCAATACTTGAACAAGAAGAAGTTCAATACGATACTAAGGTTGTTGCTAAAGTAATTGAGAAACACTTTCCAGATTTCCGTAGAGTATTAACTGAATTACAATCGTATGCAGCTTCTGGTAAAATTGATGAAGGTATCTTTGTTAATCTTGCTCAGGAATCTGTTGATGATCTATTTCGTTTACTCAAAGCAAAACAATTTACCGATATGCGTAAATGGGTTGCCAAGAACTCAGATCAAGATATGAATGAAATGTTTCGTCGTATCTATGATATGATGTCAAGTAAAGTTACATTACAATCACAAGCAGGATTTATAGTTACATTGGCTGATTATATGTACAAGTCCGGTTTGGTTGCTGACCAAGAAATTAATATGGTTGCCTTTCTAACAGAAGTAATGATTGAATGTGAGTATGCATAATGGTCGGAAA